GGTATTGAACCAGTATCAACAAAACAAAAAGATATTGATGCAGCAGTCCGATTATCAAACGATATGGGAACTGCATTCGATGGCAATAAAATCTAACAAGGAGCAGATATGAATAAAGATAAAGGTAACTCAGCTGAGTCCACTATGGACACTGGCTACAGAATGGGATCCACAAAGGGTATTCCTGCTTCTATGCCAGCGGGTGGACAGTCTCAGACAACAAAGGGAAATATGCCAAAGTTCTCTGGCGGAAAGAAAACAGGTACTAAGTAATGTGCGCTAGCTGTGGTTGCGGATATGCAACATACGATGACATTGAGACGGGTGCTCCGGCAAACGAAGTGGACAAGGCTTAATGAAGAAAGCACATCCAGGATTCAAGGCAATTCAGAAAAAGATTGCTGCAAAGCAAGGTGTCTCCAAGGAAAGTGCCGGTGCGATTCTTGCTGCGGGTGCTCGGAAAGCCTCGAAGGCAGCAGTCAAGGCTAACCCAAACCTTAAGAAGGTTAAGGGTATGAGAAAGAAGATGGGCTAATGGCTCGTCAGCTTTATACCGAAAAGGGTGACAAGAAGGTAGATGCAAAGCTTCTCAAGAAGTTAACACCTGCACAGAAGGCAGCCTTTAAGAAGAAGGATGAGAAGCACCGCAAGGTCAAGTATCAGTCTGAAGATACAAAGATTGATAAGAAGATTATCAAGAAGATCAAGAAGAAAGTAAAGTAATGGCAAAGACTCCAGCTTGGCAGCGCAAAGAAGGACAGAACCCAAAGGGTGGTCTTAATGCAAAGGGACGTGCTAGTGCTAAGGCACAGGGCAGTAACCTTAAACCGCCAGTAAAGTCTGGAGACAACCCACGTAGAGCAAGCTTCCTTGCTCGTATGGGTAATGCGCCTGGACCAGAGCGTAAGCCTAATGGAGAACCAACCCGCTTGTTGTTATCACTACAGGCGTGGGGTGCATCCAGTAAGGCAGATGCAAAGAAAAAAGCAGCAGCTATTTCTAAGCGTAATCAATCAAAGAAGAAGTGAGGTAGTAGGTGTCCTACGGTACAGCAGGTTCAACACTTAACGACGAGTTAAATCGTCTAGCAAACGGGGGCACCTACCCTGCAATCTCTGCATACAAGGATCAAGCAGGCGCAGCACAGGCTTGGGCTGCAGCTAAGAGCGTTACTCTTAATGGAGTCACAGACCTAGTAGGCGTAGTCAACTATGTTGGTGGCATTACTGCTCGTGCAAATATGCTTGATATCGCTGGTATCTGCAATTACATCGCTGGCACTACTGGTCTAGAACCAGCAGCTGCTTTGCGTGAGGTGGCTAATTGACAGCAACCTACAACCTTGTATGCCCACAGGCTACAACATTTACATTTGCATTCCGTCCACAAACTGACGGAGTGGACTGGGACCTCACAGGCTATACAGCAACTATGACTGTACGCCCGTTCGCAGGTTCTACTACAACAACGCTACTTGCTACTACAGCAAACGGCAAGATTAGTATTAACACCGCAACATCTGTAGTGACAGTTACATTTACTGCACTAGAGACTGATATCGCAGCAGAGACTTATGCCTACGACTTTGTCTTCTATTCAGGTTCAGTAACAACAAGACTATTAGAAGGCAAGTTCCTAGTACCGATTGGAGTAACCGTTTAATGGCTGAAACAATCGTCATCATTGAGTCTGCTCAACCGCAGACATCTGTAGTTTTCTCAGCAGACCAAGGAGCACAGGGACCACAGGGAGCCACAGGACCTACAGGTCCTACTGGCGCTACTGGTGCAACCGGTGCCACTGGCTCTACAGGAGCCACTGGTCCTACTGGAGTAATCGGACCGACTGGCGCTACAGGCGCCACTGGAGCGACGGGAGCAACAGGTGCGACAGGAGCGACTGGATCTACAGGTAATACTGGAAGCACAGGCCCAACGGGAGCAACAGGGGCAACTGGACCTCAAGGAGCTACTGGCGCAACTGGACCAACTGGAGATACCGGACCTACAGGACCTACAGGAGCGACCGGTGCAACCGGAGCAACTGGACCCCAGGGAGCAACGGGAGCTACAGGAAGCACAGGACCAACAGGTGCTACGGGAAGTACAGGCCCTACAGGCCCAACAGGATTAACCGGACCAACTGGTCCGACAGGTGCCACTGGTGCCACAGGAGATACAGGTCCTACGGGTCCTACGGGCGCTACAGGAGCCGCATCTACAGTGCCTGGTCCAACAGGACCTACTGGTGCTACAGGCCCTGCAGGGCCTACTGGAGCCACAGGAGCGACAGGCTCTACTGGTGCAACCGGTGACACTGGACCAACAGGTCCAGCAGGTGCGACTGGTGCTACCGGTGCGACTGGCGCAACTGGTGATACAGGGGCAACGGGTCCTACAGGGGCAACGGGTGCTACTGGAGCCACTGGTGCTACGGGTGCAACTGGTGCAAGTGCTACGGCGTTGCCAGATATCTTAATGCTAGGCGGAATGTAAACTCATACCTTATGAAGGTAAATGAGTATTTTGACCGAGTTGTGGTGATTAACCTAGACCGCAGACCAGATCGTATGGTCAAGCTTGGCGCTCAGTTAGATGAACTAGGAATCCAGTACGAACGCTTTAGCGCTATTGATGGTAAGGCTGAAGGCATTGCCCCGATGGAAGCTGGCAAGTTAAGTCACTTAAAAGTTATACAAGAACTTAATGGTGAAAAGGTACTTATCCTAGAAGATGATGCCTTGTTCGTTGATGGGTTCCAAGAGCGCTTTGATGCTGAGATGGAAACACTGCCTGAAGATTGGGACGTGTTCTATCTTGGAGTATTACTTCCTAGATTTACAGGCAAGTTGATACCAGTAAATAAAAATTGGCATAAGCAAGTAATGTCTAACGGGATGCAGGCTTACTGCGTTAATCCTAATAAGGCAAATTACTTTGCCAAAGAAGTTGAAGAGTACGAAGGTTACATAGATGTCTGCTTCAGGATACTGGCAGATAGAACTAATGCCTATGCACTCCAGCCAAACCTAGTAACACAATTCCCCTCATACTCAGATTTACGCGAGCGAGAGGTAGATGACTTTTGAAAGTAGCCGTATACACGATATGTAAGAATGAGGAAAAGTATGTCCAGCGCTGGTATGAATCTACCAGAGATGCTGACTACCACATCCTCACAGATACAGGATCAACAGACGGAACAGTTGAGCTTGCTAGAAGTCTTGGTATTACTGTTAATGAAATATCTCTCAAGCCCTTTAGGTTTGATGACGCGAGAAATGCGTCGCTGATACACGTACCAACTGATGTTGATTACTGTATAGCGCTAGACGTAGATGAAGTATGTGCTCCAGGCTGGCGTGAAGCGCTACAGGTAGCGTATGACAAAGGTATTGATAGACCAACCTATCGTCGTATCGAAGCGTTCAACGAAGATGGTTCACCGTTAACAGAGTTCAATGGTTTTAAGGTACACCGTCGCTTTGGTATCAGATGGCATTACCCGATTCACGAAGTACTGGACTGGTACTCAACAGAGCCAGAGAAGTCTGAGTACATCGAAGGCTTTGAGATTCACCATCACCAGAACAAGGAAACATCTAGAGCGCAGTATCTACCGTTACTAGAGATGGCAGTTAAAGAAAAGCCAGACGCTAGAAACTTGTACTACCTAGGACGAGAACTGTCCTACTACAAGGAGTATGAGCGAAGCAAAGAGATGCTTACGAAGTATCTTGAAATATCTATCTTTAAGCAGGAACGCAGTTCAGCTTGTCGTATATTAGGTATCGTCGATCCTAAGAATGCAGAAGAGTGGTTCACCAAAGCTACTGAAGAGTGGGAAAGCCGAGAGTCTTTCTTAGCGCTGGCTAACTATTACTACCTCCGCAAGGAGTGGGACGAGTGCCACCTTGTGGCAAAGACTGCACTGCGCTTTGACAAGAAGCCTATGGAGTTTCTAGTAGAAGCCTGGGCGTGGGGCCATATGGCAGAAGACTTAGTTGCAGTAAGTGCGTGGCAACTAGGAGATTACAAGACAGCTCTACATCACGGACTAAAGGCGTTAGCAATGGCGCCTGACAATGAAAGATTACAAAGCAATGTTCGATTCTATGAAAGTAAGGTAAGCGATGCCAACGTTCAGTCAGATGACGTCAGAGGTACAGAGTAACCTACAGGGCTATTCCCTGCGCCAAGACCGCATTACGTGGGTGGCAACATCAGGTGGCATCTCAGCTACCGACTTGACTATTAAGATTGGTTCGGCAGATAACCTTGCTAAAGGTATCGTGCAGATTGATAACGAACTTATCTGGGTCAACTCATTTGACCGACAGAACCTTACACTTAACGTAGCACCAGGCTTTGGCCGTGGCTACCAGGGTACAACACCAAGCCCACACGCTGAGAATGCACAGGTAATTCTTACACCTACATTCCCAGTCACAATGATTCAGCAGGCTATCAACGATGCTATCAACTCCCTGTATCCAAAGTTGTTCCAGGTCGCATCAACTACATTTACATACAACGCAGCACAGATTGCTTACGGATTGCCAGACGATGCACGAGATGTACTATATGGATCTTGGCAAACACCTGGTCCTTCTAAGGAATGGCTACCGATTAACCGTTGGCGTATCGACCGTATGGCAAACGTCCCAGCGTTCAACACTACTAAGACTGTGAATATCTATGAAAAGATTGTCCCTGGTCGTACGGTCCAAATCTACTATTCCACTATCCCAAGTAACCTCACTAACTATAACGATGACTTTGCTGCTGTTACAGGCCTACCAGAATCGTCAAGAGATGTCGTTACGCTTGGTGCTGCTTACAGACTCCTTAGCTATATCGATACCGGTCGTATTAACCTATCAAGCGCCGAAGCCGATTTAGCAGATACAAAGCTTCCATCTACTGCAGGTGCCTCAGCATCTAAGTACATCTTTGCGCTATACCAACAGCGCCTACAAGAAGAATCAACCAAGCTTCAAGATCGCTTCCCTATTCGCCTGCACTACACCAACTAAGGAAAACCTATGATACGCGTATACAGTTCCATCTCGGTTGAGACTATCCTCTCAGCCAGTATCACAAGCTCACAGACTTCTATGCTCGTAGCAACTGGTACAGGTTCAGCCCTGCTTGGTGGTGCACCGCTAACTCCTGCAGGCACATACCAGTTCACGCTAGCACTTGACCCGGATACAGTTAACGAAGAGATTGTCTTTGCAACATTTATCTCTGGCGATACATTCACAATTCAGCGTGGTCAAGCTGGTACTACACAGATTACACACGCATCAGGTGCGACAGTACGCCACGTACTTACATCTAGCGACCTACAGTACTTCAACACAGCGCTACAGCCAGACCAGTTAACTGCTAAGGGTGACTTGATTACAGCAAGCGCTGCAGGAACTGCAGCAATCCTTGGTGTAGGAACTAACAATCAAGTCCTTACTGCAGACAGCACACAGACTAAGGGTATGAAGTGGGCTACGCCTACTGCTGGTACCGTAACTTCGATTACCGCAGGTACTGGTCTATCTGGTGGAACCATCACATCAACTGGAACAATCGCTATCGATTCAACAGTTGCTACCTTAACTGGTACACAGACTCTTACTAATAAGACTTTGACAAGTCCTACTATCAACACAGCAAAGACCACTATCGGGTTCAATGCTCAGACTGGTACAACATACTCTTTGGTTCTTACAGACCAAGACAAGTTGGTCACTTGCTCAAACGCAAGTGCGGTTACAGTCACAGTACCTAATGGAATCTTTAGCGTTGGCCAGTCAGTAAACATTCAGCAACTTGGTGCAGGACAGGTCACGATTGCTTCAGATGGAACTACAGTCATCACTGGCACAGGTACAGCGCTACGCGCTCAGTACTCTGCAGCAACCCTGATTTGTACATCAAGTAACAACTTCACATTGATTGGGGACCTCGCTTAATGGCAACCGTATATAAAGTCTTAGGACAGTCAGCGCCTAGCGCTACTACAGCAACTACACTGTACACAGTCCCTTCTGCCACATCAACTGTGGTATCCAGTATCAACATTGTAAACACTGGCGGATCATCAGATACGGTACGTATTGCTATTCGTCCAGCAGGTGCAACACTTGCTAACGAACACTACATTGTTTACGGACTTAGCCTTTCAGCTGGCTCAACCTTTACCTACACAAGCGGTGTAACGCTTGCAACTACAGATGTGGTCACTGTCTACTCAACTACAGGTACCAGTTCATTCAACGCGTTTGGAAGTGAGATAGCCTAATGTCAGTATCAATTACCCCGAATCCTAACGTCGTAGGTCCTACGGGACCAACAGGACCTACAGGTCCAACTGGTGCTACAGGTGCCACTGGCTCTGCAGGTGGTGGCATCTCAGGCTTTAACGCGCAGACAGGAACCACCTACACTCTAGTATCAGGTGACCTTAACAAACTTGTTACAGCGTCTAATGCTTCTGCTATTACAGTGACTGTTCCACCTTCAGTTTACTCTGCTAATGACATTATCAACGTACAGCAGACAGGTGCAGGACAGGTTACCTTTGCACAGGGATCAGGTGTAACTATTACATCTAACGGTGCCACATCTACAAGCCCAAAGCTTCGCGTTCAGTACTCAGCAGCTAGCGTTATTTGTACAGCAAGCAACACATTTACGATTGTGGGGGACATCAGCTAATGCCAATTCTAGGTATTCTTGCCTCAGCGCAACCAGGTAATATAGTTACCAGTTCTTATGAATCTATTGCTACAGTCTATGGTACGGGTCTGAGTTCTGCAATAACATTTTCTTCAATTCCTCAGACATATAAACACTTACAAATTAGAGCAGTTATGCGTGACACAAACGGATCAACTGGTTATGGTGAGACAGATATAAAAATTAACAACAACAATGGTGGTGCATCTTCCTACGTTAAACATTATTTGCGAGGAAATGGGTCAGCGGCATCATCTGGATATTTTAGCAATGGAGATGATTTGTATGGTTCATCTTATCCTAGAGGTGGTTCGTACTCAAATGTTGTGGGTGGACAAATCATTGATATTGTAGATTATACAAGTACAAATAAATACAAAACCATCCGAGTTATTGGTGGATTTGATGGCAATGGTGCTGGAGAAATTTCAATTTGGTCAGGTCTTTATTTTGCTAATACAGATGCAGTTACTAGAATTGACATCTACCCTAACTTATCTGGCTTTACAACAACTTCGGTATTTGCGCTTTATGGAATCAAGGGGTAATAAATAATGGCAGCAGGTAGCACATATACACAAATATCGAGTCAAACACTTAGTTCTGATACTGCAACAGTAACTTTTTCAAGTATCCCACAAACCTATACAGACCTTCGTTTAGTTGTATCTTCACGTGTAGACGGTGGTTACAATTCCGGAGGTATGGATGTCTACGCTTATTACAATTCTGACCAAGGAAGCAATTATTCTAACACTCAAATGTATGGAAACGGTTCTTCATATGGTTCTAATAGAAGTTCAAACATAACTTATTCTTATGTTGGAGTAAGTTCTAATACAAGTTCTGGCAGCGATTGGCCGATATTTGCAACAGATATTATGAATTATACAAATACAAGCGCTTACAAAACAACACTATCTAGACTCAGTAGCCCTAATGGAAATACTTTTGAAAGAGTTATATTATGGCGTTCGACTGCTGCAATATCTTCTTTTACGTTATACCCAGAATTAAGCCTTAGTTTTAAGACTGGATCTACATTTTCTCTATATGGAATTAAGGCGGCTTAAATATGGCAAACACCTACTCTCTTATTTCATCATCAACCGTTGGTTCTGGTGGAGCAGGAAGCATTACATTTTCTTCAATTCCTCAGACATATACAGATTTGTTAATTAAATTTTCTGGAAGAGAATCAACAACAGAACAAAATGTTGGCCTTAGTTTTAATGGGTCATCTTCTAACTTTAGTTCTAAGTTGCTATATGGAAATGGTTCTACTGCAGCTACTGCTTCATATACTGATTCAAGAGCGTTAAATTCAAATTATTCTTCAGCAATGGCAAACGCATTTTCAAACGGCGAAGTGTATATTTCTGACTATACAACAAGTAAATATAAAACTTATCAATCAGAGACTGTTCAAGAAGATAACATTTCAAACCCAGTTTATCTTTTTTTATATGGTGGAATGTGGTCTAGCACAGCAGCAATCACATCAATTACATTAACTGCAACTTCAAGCACATTTGTTCAGTATACAACAGCATACCTTTACGGAATCAAAAACTCATAAGGAGAAACAATGACAACACCAACAGCAATCGAAGTAAACTGCACAACAGGCGAGGTCACTGAGCGTCCTTTGACAGCAGAAGAAATCGCACAGCGCGAGGCAGCAACGCAAGAAGCAGAAGCACGTCGCGCAGAAGAAGAGGCAGCTAAGGCTGCTGAAGAAGCAGCAAAAGCATCAGCGCAAGCAAAGCTTGCAGCACTCGGTCTAACATCAGAAGAGATTGCCGCGCTTTCTAAGTAATAGTTAACTAGCTATAGCCGCTTAACAAGCGGTGCTTTGTCGTACCCAAAACAATTTAAGGAGTAGCAATGGCTTACGGTTCTGACATTACGGACGCAATCCCCTATCCGTTATCAAACCCATCAGGATCACAGTCCTATGCAGCAACTGGTGTTGCCTTTGACGTAGCCTTTGGTGGCATACCGTTCTTCTTGACTACCAGTGATGAGAACCCTTATCGCAGAGTCACTGCCCAGTACCGTAAGCAGCAAGTGGATATGTCACGTGAACCAGGTGAGCAGACGCTCACTGGTTGGTGGCTACGTTCACAGTCAAGCTTCCACCTTGGACAAGGCATCAAGTTCTTTGAGCCTCAGCAGGATGAATCGCTACGCTTTCAGTTTACCTACGGCAAGGGCTGTGACGTCTGGACTAAGGGCCAGATTACACTGCTCAAGGATGTAGATACTACACACATCACTACTGGTAACTTGCAGGCTAACAAACGTCCATTCCAGATTACTCGCTCTATTAGACCAAGCTGGACTATTACCAACAAGGCGCTTACTTCTAACGTAGCAACGTTGACTATCGGTACGCATACTCTGACAGTAGGAAACACTGTCAACATTGCTAACGTGGACTCAACCTTTGATGGCACCTATGTATTGACAGCAGTTGCTTCTACAACTATCTCGTATGCTAGGTCAAATCCAACTAACGTAACATCAGTGGCCGCTACTGGATCTGTTACAACAGACTCAGTACTTCTATGGGATGAGTACGACGTAGACAAGATTGACGTAGGCGGTCACCTCACACACTTTATTGACTACAACGCTGGTACCAACGACCGCGTCTATGCCATCTGTGATGATGGAACATACGCTTACTGGGTAACTAACGACGCAGTCGGTGGCAAGCTACAGGTCTGGAAGAAGTTACTCACAGGAGTATCTGGCGCTGGCGATGTACTTATGTTCGATAAGCCTGGTCTTACAGTTGAGAACGCTGTTATGGAATATACCAAAGAGCGTATCATTATGGCAGTCAATGACTCTATCTACGAGTTTGCTACAACTGCAACTGTTCTACCTACTGCGGTCTATCAGCACAAGGACCCAGATCATATCTTTACTAGCATCACATCTTCCGGTGCAGCAATCTACCTTGCAGGCTACGGTGGTATCCAGTCAAACATCTACAAGTTTACGCTGACTACAGCAGGTGCTATGCCTACGCTGACCAGTGCTATCACTGCAGCTGAACTTCCAGTAGGTGAAGTTGCATTTAGAATCTATTACTACCTTGGCTATATGGCTATCGGTACAAGCCTTGGCTTGCGTATAGCTGCAGTATCAGATACAGACGGGTCTATTAACTACGGCCCACTTATCTTTGAGACAGATCAACCAGTCTATGACGTAGCAGGATACGACAAGTATCTATGGTGCACCACTGGCGTTGACGGCAATGCTGGCGTAACCCGCGTTGACCTTGGCCAGCAGGTAGGAACTACCTTGGTCTTTGCCTACGCTTGGGACTTGTATGACCCAGACGTTACTGGCTTCATTACAACATCCTGTTCGTTTGCTGGTAATACAAACCGCTTAGTATTTTGTACAGCCAATAACGGCGTAGATGATGGCACTATCTTCATTGAGTCTGCCTCAGTATTGGTAGCACAGGCAACACTTCGTGTGGGATACATCCGATACAACACACTTGAGAACAAGATCTTTAAGTTCTTACAGCCACGCTTTGAATCAATCAATGGCTCACTTGCTATCTACTCGATAGACCAGTACGACAGTGAGTATGCAATCGGTTCCTTTGCACAGGGTGCAGACATTACGCAGATTGGTATTCCATACCCTGCAACACCTCAGCAATACCTAGGCTTTAAGTTCGTGATGGATAGGTCTACTACAGACTCAACCAAGGGACCGCTCTTTACTGGTTACCAGATTCGAGTACTACCTTCTATCCCACGTCAGCGTCTGATTCAGTATCCAGTAGAACTCTACGACAGCTCAATGGATAAGTTCAATAACCCAGTAGGTTATGAAGGCTACGCCTATGACCGCTTGCTTAATATGCAGAGCATTGAAAACTTGGGTGACCTTATCCGTGTGGAGGACTTCCGTACTGGTGAGTCATACCTTGGACTCATTGAAGAGATGGACTTTATTAACAAGACACCTACCGATAAGCGATACTCCGGATACGGCGGTTTGCTTCTAGTCACAATCAGAACGGCATAACGATGACAACACAAGACTATGCAACAGTTGCTGTTGCGGTATGCACAATCATTGGTGGCTTTACTGCAGCTATACGCTGGATGGTTAAGCACTACTTAGCTGAACTTAAGCCCAACTCAGGGTCAAGTATGCGTGACGAATTGACTGGCCTTAAATACGAGGTAGCTATTATCAAAGACCTAGTAATAGAACTGGTAAAGAAATGATTGCATTAGCAAAGAAGGCTAGTCCTGCTGCTATCGCAGTGTTACGCCAGGCTACAGCTCATAAGCCTAAGCGCAAGAAGGCTAGCGACGGACTGCTTCCATCTAAGGATCACGTGAAGCAGAACCCAAACTCTGACCACAACTCAGGCTTTGCAGTTGACGTTACTCACGACCCAGTATTTGGTATTGACTGCGCCTTTACTTTCATCAAGCTGCAGCAAGATAAAAGAGTTAAGTACTTGATATTCAACGGCAAGATCTGGTCACCTGATAAAGGCAACCGCGATTACACCGGCTCTAACAAGCACACCAAACATCTTCACATCTCCATCAAGGAGACGTGTGGGCACGACACCTCACCTTGGTTTCCTTGGTTGGGTGAAGTAAAGAAGATAAACAAAGTGAAGGCTGCAGTTAAACCTTTACCTAAAAAGAAAGAAGCAAAATGAAAGAACATATGAAGAACCCAATCGTTCTTGCAGCTGGTGCATTCCTTGCTGCTTGGGCGTCTAGTAATTTTGACCTTGACTACCGCGCAATTCTTTGGGCTGTACTCTCTGGTGTGTTTGGATTTGCTACACCTAAGAAGTAAAGTTTGACTGCGAGGCTATAGGCCCTCGGTTCCTACGGGAATCGGGGGCCTCTTTTTTGTTGCCTAAAATATGCCAGAGTTACTATCGTCGTTGAGGTGAGTCTTTAGTCGGTGACAGTTAGCACAGAGCGTCTGTAAGTTGGACGGGTCGTTGTTCCAACGGTCACCGTCGATATGGTCCACGTCGAGCTGACTGATGTGTACCGGCTTAAAGTCACAGTGCTCGCAATAATCTTTCTTATGAACTGTGTAAGGGTAGGCGTACTTGTTGATGGCTTTCTTGTAGACAGCCTTACACTTGTAGCGTCCACCGAGGGATGCTGCTTTAGAGTTTCTAAGTTTGATTTTGGTAGGGCCACAGACTGAACATATACCAGTCCGATTAGATTCGCTAATCTCCGAAAGACTGTGCTTCATCCCGATCCGGTGGGCACGGTAGCTTGACCAGATTGCCACAGTTTACGCAGGTTCCGTCTAGGAAATACCAGACTAGCTCGTAGTCATCAAAGGACACCATAGCGTTGAAGACCTGAGAGCCACACGGACAGACGTGGATGGGGCCTAAGTCCCGCAAATCGGTTCCTGTGACCTGTGGTAACCCTCGTAGAGGGTTCCTGTGCCGCATTCTTGGCAGGGTTGGTAGACGGAGGGACACGGTAACCTGACGGTTACCTGACTGCGCCCTGGAGGGGCGCCCTGTCTGCTTCTGCTCGCTCACGCTCGCAATTATACACATACCAGTATCCAGTATGTGTCTTACGACACGCCGTGATAGGATGCCCAGTATGCCTCGCATATACTCAGTAAAAATCTTCGGTCAGAGATACAAGATCGATTACAAACATCACGACGAAGATAGTTACGGTATGACTATTAGTGAAAACAATCGAATCACTATGCGTCACAACCTACCCGAAGACAAGATGATTCACGTGCTGATGCACGAGATAACCCACGCTGTTATCCACGAGTCCTTGCTTGCTAACCGCAAGCGGTTCGATGTGGAAGAAGTATGCGACCTAGTGGGATACCACATCGTAGATACTTTACAAGACAACCCTGCTTTATTAGAATGGGTGTTCGGCATTAAGAAAACTACGGAGGAAGAATGAAAGAGTTGCTTATTATCGCAGTTAGCTTTACCTTTGGATTTATCGGGGCGTACGCTTTCGATACGTTCTTATCCTGGAGGGATGACCGCAAGTGGCGATAGAGGATCCAAAAGAATTACTGCTGCACGTACTGCACGCACAAGATGCAAGTCGTGACCGCAGTTTACAGACAGAGGTAGGACCATCAGAGATTGGTGGATGCAAGCGCAAGGTCTGGTACAGACTGAACGCACAACCACATACTAATGACAACCAATCTAAGTTGGCTGCCATTATGGGTACTGCAATTCACGCAGCTATTGAAGAGGCTATCGGTGCACTCGATCCTGAAGGTAAAGAATACTTGGTTGAAACTGAGGTTGCCTTCGGTGATATGAAAGCACACGTTGACTTATTCGTACCTAGTACTGGTGCTGTGATTGACTGGAAGACAAGCAAGATTAAGAACCTTGGTTACTTCCCATCCAACCAACAGCGCTGGCAGGTACAGCTCTATGGTTACTTGCTATCTAAGAATGGCTACGAAGTTAAGACAGTTAACCTTGTAGCAATAGCACGTGACGGTGCAGAAAAAGACATCAAGGTACATACAGAACCTTACGATGAGACGATGGCACTTGCTGCTTTGTCTTGGTTGTCTAATGTCAAAGCATCTACCACCTTGCCAGAGCCAGAGAAAGACGCTAGTTTTTGCAAGGACTACTGCCAGTACTACGATGCAACTGAACAGATGGGTTGCGGTGGATTAAAAAAAGAACGTATCGTCCTTAGCGAAGTCGTGATTGAGGACGTAGAAGTTGACAAGCACGCACTGCACTACTTACAGTTAGACAGCAAGATCAAAGAGCTTGAAAAGGAAAGAGAAACCCTAAAGGAATCTTTACTTGGTAGCACTGGTACCACTGCAAGTGGTATTGAAATCAGTTGGACAACAGTTAAAGGTCGTGAGACAGTTGACTCTAAAGAGGTTGAGAAACTTCTAGGGTTCGTACCAAAGGTTGTTGGTAATGAATCAGTAAGACTAAATATCAAATCTAATGGAGGAAAATAAATGGCTGCAAATGAGAACACAAAGTTCCAGATCAACTACAAGTTAGCTGACGGAACTCTTATCAATCTTTACGCATCAGATGTGAAGGACCTTGAGACAGGTCTTATGGACTTGTCAATGGTTGCTTCATTGGTGAAGTCAACGGGAAAAGAATTGGGCGGCTCGCCAAGCCAATCGGCTCCAACCTCGGACGCAGTAGCCGCTATCAACCAACACTTCAATACCGTGCCAGTATCCGCGCCAGCTGAACAGCCTGGTACTAAGAACTGCAAGCACGGAGTGATGGCCTTTAAGACAGGCACATCAGCACGTGGTCCTTGGCAGGGTTATATGTGTGCTGCACCAAAGGGTGCACTAGATAAGTGCGAGACTATCTGGGTTCGTTAGTGTATGCGCGAGCCGAGGTTCTATGAGAACCCCAGCTGCGCTGAAGTAGGAGGTGACTTTTGGTTTCCGGAAAAAGCCGACGGGTCAATGAATACTGTAGAGATGGTGATGGCAAAATCTATTTGCCGTACCTGTCCACACAAAGCTGAATGTGCAGAGTGGGGAATTAAGAATGAAGTCTTTGGTATATGGGGCGGTCTAACACAGAAGGATCGTAGACCAATACAGAGGCAGTTAAAAATTACAATCAAAGGGGAGAGCGTTGCTTGATTTACAGCGAGCGTGGGGCACAGTCCTCACTAAAGCAACGCCTCTGCCTGATGTATGGACTGCACTAGCAGATAAGCAGATTAAGTTCCGTAGGGGACAGGTCTGTATGGTTGCTGCAGCTCCTAACGCTGGTAAGTCTATGTTCGCACTTATCTATGCAGTCAAGGCACAAGTACCTACGCTGTTCTTTTCAGCAGATACTGATACCACAACTGTAATGATGAGAGCAGCAGC